CCTCTTCTAAAGTATCTTCAAATTTATGGTGGTCATCTTCTATCGACCTCTCCACTACACCTTTCATCAGTAACTCAAATGGAGAAGGTCCTCTTTTACTTTTAGGTAAAGTCATCCAAAAAATTCTGTATCGTAATAATCTAGTTCTAAAACTTTTTTCATCTTTCATATCCTCTGGTGTAATTGTTACTCTTTGTTCTTGGTAATCAAATTCGTACCAAATATTTTTTGTATCTCTAATAAAAGTAATATTAGTAAAGTCCTCTATCACTTCTGGTGTTGCTTCTCCTATACCTAATCTTCTTTGTTTACATAAATCTTTATTGCATAATGGCATAAGTTCAGGAGACTTAGGAGGACACCGAAAATCATAAGTTCCTTTATGAACACTTTTTGCTAATTGAGTTACTTCTGCTCTTGGTAGTGGATTGTGAAAAATTTGTGTATTCCTACTTTGAGCTATTTCTTCAATACTTTGAACAGAGTGTGTCGTATTTTTTTTCATCTCTAAAACTAAAACATTAAATAAATAATTGTTTCTATTTGTTCCTGTCCATCGTTCTTGTATAAGTTTTTGTACGCAAGGAGGATATTGTTTCCAGCTCTCTTCAGGTTCATATTCTTTTAGTTTTAATTTTAAAAAATCCTCTGGCAAAATTTTTTTATTATTAGCAAGTTCTATAAAAGCTTCTATTAGTAAAGGATTGTTATTATCGTCATAAGCAAACTCCATACTTCTATTCATATTTTGATAGGGTAAATTCATAGCTTTATTGCAAGGAAATATTTCTTGTGCCATAAAAAATTTCTCATTAATCTTACTAAGTTTTTCTGCTATTTTACTAACATCATACCATTCTGTTAAAAAAACAAAGATATGTAATCCTCCACTTTTACTTTTGATAGGCACTAGTGGTAATTTATAATCTCTAATAATATCTACATATTTTTTTTGATTGTAGTTTGTATAATTACTTGGGTCTACATCTATACAACCCCACTTACATTTACCTTCTCTTTCAGGTTTTACACCCACTCTTGTTTTTCCATTCAAGTGTTCTTTCCAATGTTTCGTGGATAGTGGTTCTTGTATTGTGAGGTATTTAACTATTTGTTTTCCTCTCTCATCAGTCTCCGAAGATATCGAAGACTTAATGAAAGAAGACAAGTTACCCTCAAACAACTTTGAGAGTTTATCAAACATTAGAATGGAGTATCGTCTGTTTGAATCTGTGTTTTTTGTTTACCTTGTTTAGGCTGTTCTGTAGGAACATCAATATCCTCTTCATACTGAACTGAACCTAATGGGTCTGCTCCTTTTAAACTCTCATAATATTGTTTAGTAGCAGTTAGGATATGGTCATCTTTACCTTCGTCTAACCATTTATCAAACTCTATAACCCAACCCATCCAAGAACCTTTATCGTTCTTTTCAGGCACAGTAGATAATGTGTAAACAGAACTAAAGGTAGGTGGTATAAAAGTTCCTAACTTATCAGTTTTAGTTTTGTTAGCTATAATAGAGTTCCAACTTCTTGATTTACCTTTTTGAGAAGATGCCATAGGTATCAAAACACACTCTAAAGGTTCATAAGTTTTAGAATCTAAAATATAGCAAAAATGATTACCAGTATCTTCTACATAGTTTCCGTTAGGCAACCATTCTCTGTTATCTCTATCTCTTTTAGATGTTTTATCTAAAATACTTTTATTCATATGAACTGTTGGTCTTGATACTCCATCTCTACTGCCTTTCCACTCATTAAAAGTGTTTATGTATTGACAAGGAACAACAGTAATTTTTTTACCATAATTTTTTCTAGTGGCTGCAACATAAATATCTCCAATCCTAGCATCTTCATCATAGGCAGAATTACCTTGTTGCACTTGAGGATTAGTAGATTGAAGTATTCTCATAATTGGTAACTTTTGGTCTTTTGCTTCTATGTTCTCCGTTCCTTGACCTGCATATTCCCTTAAACTAATTTTTTCAGTTGAAGGTAAATTTTCTTTTTTCTTAGTAACTTGATTCATTTTTAACTCCTTATTATTTTTGTTTTATTGAATTGATATATTGAAAACACATCATTCGGAACTGCTTCTCCTTTTTCTAAAATTAATTCTTTGAAAGTTGCAGTCAAAGTATTTGTGTTTACTTTTTCTTCTCGATTAACATTTAACCCTTTGGATTTTAAATCTTCAAAAATATCCGAAGCCATATTGTCTTCACTTTTTTTAAAGTTAATTGCTAATTGATTCTTAATGATATCTTCGAACCCATTCTCTCGTAACCAATTAAAAGCTCGTTCTTGATTAGCTTTTGTTATGGATGCTTTAAGAAAAGGTTTCACTTGAACAGTAGCACCATCAATAGTTTTTATTTCGCTTACACCAACTTGGTGCAATAAATTAGGAATCACTTCTTGAGATATATTTCTTTCTTCTGATTGTAGTTCTTTTAATCTTTCTTCAGTTTTTTTTATTTCATCTTGAAGTGTCATTAATTTATTACATTCTGAAGTGATGTCAGCTAAATTATCGGTGCTTAACTCTGTTTTTAGCTTATCTGCTTCTTTTCGTAAGTCCATTAGACCTCCTTTCTAAAATACTTTTAAACGATTAATCAGGTTAAGTCAAACAAAAAAAATAATAGGGTCGTAGCATAATAAAAAATATCTTATCTTGGCACTTGACATCACAGATTTAATCACTATATTAATAGTATACAAAGGAGAAATTAAATGACTAAAAAAAATAATAGAAAAGAAATAATAAATAAGGTAGCTGGTAGATTGATTGAGTTACTAAAGACTGAGGGTTCTAATTGGAAAAAAAGTGAAGTATGGAACTCTAGTGAATTTGGATTACCAGTAAATGCTAAAACCAAAAAGTCTTATTCTGGTTTTAATGTTTTCAACTTACTTATTGAAAGAGACATCAAGAAGTATGACAATAATGAGTGGGGGACATATAATATGTGGAAATCAATGGGGTATAATGTAAAGGCAAAAGAAAAAGCCACTTACATATTTTACAACGATAAGTTTACAGTAGAAGACGAAAAGAAACTTGATGAAAATGGCAACCCTAGAAAAAAACAAATATGGTATTTAAAACCTCACGCAGTTTTTAATGCAAATCAAGTTGAAGGGTATGAGATAAAAAAATCTAAGTCTCCTAACAAAGCAAAAAATAATTCAGAAGCTAATAAATACATTGCAAACACAGAAGCAGTTATACAATATGGTGGTGATAGAGCTTATTATTCACCAAGCTCTGACTATATACAAATGCCAAATAAAAAAGATTTTCATAGCACAGAAAAATTTTATGGTACTTTGTTACACGAGCTAGTTCATTGGACTGGAAATAAAAATAGATTAGATAGAGATTTTTCTGGTCAGTTTGGTTCCGATGCTTATGCGATTGAAGAGTTAGTTGCAGAAACTGGTTCAGCAATATTGAGTGCCATACTAGGTATTTCTCAAACTGTAAGAGCTGACCACGCAAAGTATATTAATAGTTGGATAGAGCAGTTACAGAATAAACCAGAACAAGTAATTAAAGCTATTAATAAATCTTCAAGAGCAGTAGAATTTCTAGACAACTTACAAAACAAGGGGGAAAAAAAGAAGGTGGCTTAATGCCACTTTCTAGGAGGTAATATTATGAAAGACATGGAAACAATAATAAAAAATTACGGATATATTATTCGTAATCCTAGACAAGCGAAATTCACGAATAGACAGTTTGGCAAGGTGGCATTTTTAAATAAAAATAAAAATCCTTACAAACAAGTAGTCAACGACCTACATATGGATTTTATTAATTCTAAAAAGATTTTTGTAACTAAAAATGTTTCAGATAAATTTATGGAAAGAGAAATTGATAGAAAAACACTTTTAGAAGATTTCTTGCCTTACTATGATAATCAAATACTTATAATAGAGTATGCAGAAGAATTAACTAGTAATTATGTAGGGTTTTGGATTAGAGATAAAAAAACACATTATGTTATATCGTCATTTTATTATTTAACAAATAATTTAGAAAAACTTACTATTCATGGCAAGACAATCGAAGCTAACGGATTAGTAAATCATATTGCTGATTGGGGAATATCTAAAACAAAAAATTTATGGAGGAGCCATTGGGAAAATGATAGCTCAACACATGGAGATAATATTAATTTATTACATTCATGGTTTCAGGGAGATAAAGATTGGATTGATTACTACTTGTCTTATACAAAACCATTTCAACATTGGTCATTGAAAAATCCTATTGATAATCCTCAAGTAAGAGAAATAGATTTTAAATTTAGAGAAGAAATATCAGTTGCAGCCAAGACAGTATATTTCATACACAGTTTAAATAATTTAACTAAAAGACAAGAATGTGTTGAAATAGAACCAGAGGAAAGATTAGCTGATTTACGAAATAAAAAACCTACTGCTTATCAATATAAAGTTTTAGATATTGGTAATGTTAGTAACAGTACAAATTATGTATATAACAGAAGTGTTAACAAAAATAGGTTTCACGATGTTAGAGGTTTTTATAGACATTACAAGTCTGGTAAAAAAGTATGGATTAAAAATCATACCAGAGGTACAAAAGAATTAGGAGTGATAGAAAAAGATTATGTCGCATAATTATAAAACCCATCCTTATGAACATCAAAGAGAAGCTCTTCGTAAAGGTGCTACATCTAGATTGTATGGTTACTTCATGGAGCAAGGAACAGGAAAAACAAAAGTAGCAATAGACAACTCAGTATATTTATATAATGAAAACAAATTAAAATTAGTTTTCGTTGTGGCTCCTAATAGTGTTTACACTAATTGGGAAAAAGAAATTAAAATTCATTCTTCAGCAGATAACTATATTTACAAACATAAAATAGATAAAAAATTTTACTTTCAAAAAGATAAATTAAATTGGTATTTAATGAATGTAGAAGCATTTAGTCATAAATCTGGTTACAACAAAGCTCTTCAAATCATAGACAAATATGGTTTAGATATGATGATTGTAAATGATGAAAGCACTACGATAAAAAATAGAACTGCTACGAGAACAAAAAATTTAATAAAGTTAGCTAAAGGTGTTAGATACAAACGATTACTTACTGGAACACCAATAACTAAATCGCCACTAGATTTATGGAGTCAGTTTGCTTTTTTAGATGAAACATTATTAGGTTTTAAATCATACTACACTTTTAGAGCAAGATATTGTGTTATGGAAAGCAGAGCAGTTTCAGGCAATCGTAGAATAGAGTTTCCGTTGTACTATGTTAACTTAGACCAGCTTCAAGATATTTTAGACCCTCATATATTTAGATGTTTGAAAAAAGATTGTTTAGATTTGCCTCCTCAAGTTTGGCAGAGAAGAAATGTTTTTTTATCTAATGAACAAAGAGCAACTTATGAGACTTTAAAAAAATTAGCAAGAGTAGTCATAGAAGATAAACAATCTTCTGTAACTAATAAACTTACAGAGCTGATAAAATTACAACAAGTATGTTCAGGTTTTATTTATTCTGATGATGGTAAATTAATAGAATTAGATAATGCAAAGTTAAAAGAACTGTTACAAGTTATTGATGAAGTTGAAGGTAAAATTATTATATGGTCAACCTTTAGACACTCTATACAAGTTATTGAAAAAACTTTGAAAAAACATTTTGGAGAAGATAGTGTTGTAACTTTATACGGAGAAACAAAAACAAAAGACAGACCAAAAATAGTAGATAATTTTAATAGTGTTCGTGGTGCGAGGTTCTTAGTTAGCAATCCTATAGTAGGTGGATATGGTTTAACTTTAAATGCAGCAAATGTGCAAATATTTTTTAATAATTCTTTTAACTTAGAGGTGAGATTACAAGCAGAAGCTAGAAATCATAGAAGTGGTCAAATGGCTGATAAAGTTACTTACATAGATTTAGTAGCTATAAAAACTATTGATGAATTTGTGTTGAAAGCCTTAAAAGACAAAATACAAATATCTGCAAAAACTTTTAAAGAACAAGTATTGACTTTTTTAGAGTGAGGTCTTCATTTCTTTTTTGCGTACAAATTATCAAAGGTATATTCTGGATTCATATAACTCTCATCTTCTTCAGCAGAAAACTCATATTGGCTTGGAATAAAATCAGGGGCTCCCTCTCCAGTTACCCATAGTGCAGGATTAGTTACTCTTACTCTATTATTAGGTTGTGCTACCATTTGACCTTTAAACTCACCACTAGTGATTGCAAGAATGTGAGACTGTTTATGTTGAGCAACATCATCTCCAAGACTTGTCATTTCATCTCCGTTTGTGTAGTCGATTGTAAAATAATATTTAGCATTGTAAAACTCACCATCTATTTTTGTTATCCAAGGAGAGCTACTGGTTCTATCATATTTAATAATACTGAAGTACCGACTAGAACAGTCCCAAGGTTGACAAAAGTGATTAGGAATTCTGGAGGGAAAGTCATCAAGCATTGTATCTTCTACAAGTGCTTGAACAGGCATCCTAGCCCACATAGCACCTCCATGAGGACTCTCTAGTCGGTTGTCTTCATCTTCGCAACCAGTAAACACTACTTGAAAAGATAAAGACCTATCAGGAATACAAGTTACTGCGATTGCTAATGCGTGTACGAATTCTCCTTCGTATTTAGAGTGGTTATGTGTGAATTCTTTTCGTACCCAACATTTAAAATAAGGTATGTTAGCAGTAAGGTAAGCCATATCTTATCTTAATGCTAAACGCACATAAGTCAAGCACTAAGCTTTAACTAATTTCATTCCTCTTTTCTTAGCCTCAGAACGAAGTTTTGCAACTGTAATTCCTCCTCCAACTTGCATTTTCTTCACACCACCTTTTGCATAACCTTTAGCCATCTTACCTTTCATAGCTCCCATAGGTCTAGCCATAGTTCCTTTTCTCATAGCACCACTAGCTATAGGTCTATCTGGCATCATTCGACCTACTCTGGCTTTCATCATTTTAGTGCCACCTTTTGCATAGCCTTTTGCCATTTTACCACCACGAGCCTTCATCATTTTAGTGCCACCCTTTGCCATTTTTCGCATACCTTTAGTTTTCATTCTACCTACCATTTTGTACTCCTTTTTTATACATCTATTATACTATTTAATATCGTCTTCTTCAATCCAATTATCTCGTATTTTTTTATAGTCTAAATACAACTGTGTATCAGCATACCCCCTGCCTTCATTGAGACATATTAAAAAATACTTTGGTTCATATAATTTGCAGGATTCTTCATCGCCTTCCTCTGGTGGATGAGCCAGAACAAATTTAAATGTAATACCTATAGCTACTGCTAAAAAAATTATTACAGCTAAAGTAATAAAACCATATTTTAAATACTCTGCTATCTCTTGTTGTTGTTTAATTTTTTGTGCCTTGGCTTCTTTAATAGCTTGTTTTTTTGCATCTATTCTTCTTTTTCTTTCTTGGAGAATCTGGTCCCATGTCCCTGGTCCAAACCTATAGTTTACAAGAGCCCTCATCTCTCCTATAGCCTCAGCTGCCAGTTTGGCATTAATTATCTCGTGAGCCACATTTTCAGTAGAATAATAATCAACATTTGCTTTGTCTCTTTCTTTAATAACTTCTTGCTGACCATTTAGAGCATTATCTATGTGTCCTATGATATCTCCAATATCTTTAGCAGTAGATATATTACTCTTAACAAAGTCTACACTTTGTTTTACAAGTTTAATTCCTGTCAATACCGCAGCCCCAGCTGAAATAGGGTCAACCATCTATATAGTTCCAAGGGTCTTTATTTTTATCAACAAAGGAGCCATATTTTTTTACAGTTATTGTTGGCACATATTTTTTTTGTGGTTTTATTTTTTGTTTACTTTGTAAAAATATAACAGCTCCACCTCTTTTAAAACTTTCAATACCCTCTAACAAAATATGTTTTCTAATTTTATCAGTAATTTTAAATCCATAAGTGGGAACTATTTTTCCATTAGAGTTTTCCATAAGTTCACGATAAATTTCTACATCAGGGTCAATTTTTTTTAGATATTTTTCTGCATACTTATTTATCATTTGGTTATATAATTTTTTTTTGCCAAACCCTCCAATAACTTCACCAGTCTTGTCTATATCTATAAATTCATCATAATATAAATCTCTTTTTGATTTTTCATTAGAGCCGACTTCATCTTTTTTTAATAAGCTTATTTCTTCATCTGTTAAAAAATCTTTTAAATTTTTAGGAGTAACATCTTTCGTGTCTCCACCATCTCTAACATTTAAGTTAACTTGATTTTGTTTAAAAAAATAAGGTAAGTCTTCGTTTGCTATGTCATCGTTGATTTTTAAATCATTACTACCAACAGCTCTTGTTTCATTTGGTCGTATAGGTTGATTTATAAAAGAACCCAAAACATCATTGTTTTCTTTATTAACTAACAAATGCCTTACTGCATCTTGGTCAGTTTGAACACCAAATTTTACATCTACTAACATTAAATCATTAAAGAAATCGTCTTGTGTTTTACCAGATGCGTAATCCTCTAACTTACTAGCCATATCAGGATTATTTTTTTGCATTTCTTCTATATCAAAAGGCAATACTATTTCGTTGCCATCT